AAATCCTACAGATAACTTTTTAATTTTTTCATACCCATCATGTTCAAGTATATTGCCAAACTCTACACCTGTTAGTGATGTAGCAAGCACAGGAGCAACAAAATATGCAAGTCCTAATCTAGTAGCTCTCCATAAGTTATGACCATTAAGATCTCCTGCTATAACATCATTTTTAGCTTTACTTAAATACTCCATATTTCTTTCAAAAAATTTAAAAGCATAATGTTGAAACTGACCTACCACTTGTCCTGTTTTAGTTCTAAGCCCTTTAGCTTTACTAAATGCATTATAATCAAAGTGCAATGCAACAGACATATTAGTAGCATATTGTTCTGCTAGATATACATGTCTTTTTTTAATAGCTGCCTCAACTTGAGCTGAAGAATAATCAGGATTTTTTTCTAATATACGTCTTGTTTCTTGTTCTCTAAATGCAAATGAATCAAGTTCAGTAAACATCTTTGAATAAGCAATACCAAATGTTAATTTTCTATTATAATTTTCAACACCCGCCATCATTACACCAGCTTTACCTGCAATATTAGAAACAGCACCAGATGCTTTTGCTAATTTAGTTACTTCAACAAACTCTAATTTATTACTTGATTGATTATATC